CCAGGATCATCAAGCCGATAATTGCGTAATTAGCCATGTCGATAAAACTGTCTCTAAGGCTCTCGTTTTGAGGGGCCACATTGCTGTCGTACAGGTGGTTAATGCGGGCTAGCTTATCGTGCATACGGACTCTTAGGCCGTTAATAGGCCCTCCAGGACTGTGGCTGATGTTCTTTGGCCCGTAGTCTCGGTGCTTCTTAACTAACAGTTCCTCGGCCTCTTTAAACCGCTCGGCGAGCGCCGCTTCAAAATCTGCATCAATTACTATTTGCTTTAGTCGTTCTGTTTCTCGCATTATTTTTTACCTCGTGGTTTCTTAGGGGTTGGAATTGTTGGCGTGGATTCGGGTACTTCACCGCCGTGGCAAGGACACCCGCAGGTGTGGCTAGTGAATTCGTGGGGGCAAGTGCCGTGGTGATTAGTTAGGCACCAGCCTGAGTGGTTAGTCCCCATCTGGGACCTCCCTTCCGATAATAATAAAGGCAATACCTATGGCGTCTAGTATTAATGTAGTCAGGGTTAGACCGCTAAACACCATTCCACTTAGGCCGACAAACAACACGCCGACGCCAACGCACTTGATCATAAACCTAGTCATCGTAGTTGTAGTCCATGTCGTGCAGGTCAAGCTGCATTGCTGCCCCCATTATAGCGATGACGGCAACGGCAATTAGAAAAACGAGCACAAACAAAACAAGGATAGCTATTAGTAGAATCTCAACCATCTTTTTATCTTTCTTGTTAGCCGGCTAATGCAGGATTGTTTCGGCTGGTGGTGACCGTAAATCACTTCTCGCGATATTTCGGGTCTTGGATGTTGTGGTATATCTCTTTTTCGTACACAAGGTCACACTTCCCTGCAGCAAGGTGGGCCAACGCGTACGAGTCTGCGGCGTTATCATCGGTAAATTCTACGCCCCATTTTTTATAGACGCTCAGGAGGATCTGGTTTTTCTGCACTCCATTGCCTTTACCTGTAACGTACTTCTTTAATACTGTCGGAGGAATAATGTACGGGTACTTGCCGTGGTATTTCCAGAGCACATCGTGCAGCGTTAGCTTTACAACTGCGCCTAGTTCTCCTGCCATGTTTGCCATCTGCGACCCAAACGCATAGCCTTCCATGGCTACTACTATTTCGGAGGGTGTGGCACTTATTTCTTCAAGAATTGCCCACAGCTTTTCTTGGATATTTAGCAGTCGGTCTACGCCGAGACCTTCGCCCTTAAAAACTGTGGTGTGGTAAGCACTTGAGTCCATGTCCATAAGGGTTACGCCAAAGCCCGAGTATGATTGGTCAATACCGATTGCTACTCGCTTTACTGTGGAGTGCAATGGTTTACCAAATACTTTAGGGCCCTTTTTAGCAGCCATTAGATAGTGAACTTCCTCGTTCTTGTCTTGAAGTTGTCGCCGGATGTGCGTCGAGTCAGCTCACGGCTACACACGGAGCTGCTACGCTCACAGTTGTTAGCCATAGTCTCTAGCATCTTGCGGTACGCATACTTGTTTAGGTGGTCCTGCTTTAGGTTGCGGATCTTGTCATCTGAGTCAACCATGGCCTTTAGCGCGGTGACTGTGGTCTTAGGATTATTAGCCTGTAGACGCAGCATTGACATCGACTCTTCGTAGTCTACCTGTCGCTCTAGGTCTTTCTCATCTACGATTGCGCACGACAGCTGGGTGTTGACAAAATCGCTGTACGCAGAAAACCTGGTGTACAAAATCATTAGGTCTTCGTCATTGATGTCTGTGATGTCCGCCGGCATAGATGGGCGGTCCAGCTCCACCTCGCGGTCGACCAGTAGGCCCTGCTTGTCCATCTCGTCTAGCACGTACTTGCTAACGCTGTTGGTGATTAGTTCGGCTTTCATTCGTTAAATCCTTCGCACTGTCTGCACTTTAGCGCTCCACCGACATTGCAGTCTGGCGCTACGTTCTTGGATAATGAGTCTACCACAAGTTGTGCTCCATCAATGATCGGCTGGATTGCCCAGTCGTCTTTACGCACAAAAAACTCTTTGACCTCTTGCGTAGGCTTGGCTTCGTAAATTAGCACGGCTTCCTGCGGCACATCTGTGCGACCAGACAGCTCTAATATCTTCATGTACAGCTGTACCTGGGCTACGTGTGACTCAAATGGTGACTTAAGCGCCTTCCACGTCTTGTCGAAGTCACCGTCGTTAGCAAACCACGTGCTCTTGTCTAGCCACATAAAGGTACCTGCGCCTACTGACTTAATCTCTAGCATCAGGTCGTCCTCAAACCCCTTCAGCCAGCCATCTGAGTGGCCTGTAATCATGAGTGGCGCGTGCTCTACTGGTACTTCTCGGTAGCGCATAGAAAACTCTGCTCCACAAGCGTTACAGCCCTGTGGGCTGGTGGCCCATTCTCTGATGGCGCACGACTTGCACTCCCAGACGCCGTACAACTTACCCATGTCTCGAAACCAATTTTGCCAGGTGTCGTGGATAGCGTGACCCTGCGCAAAAATAAGCTCGCGCTTAAAGTTGCGGTCCTCTGCGGCAGGGTGGTTGCCTTGCAGGTGGAAGTAGGAGGCTCGGTGGCACCAATACTTGCTCACCATAGCGGACGGGTGTAGCCCGTCAAATGATCTGCTGTTGTCGATCGGCTGGGATAGAACGTGACGCTCTACCTTACCAATGACTCGGCTAGTTGACTTCCCGGCACTCACAAAGTTTTTTAGTGCGCCGGCTGGGATCTTTTTTAGTTTTTTATCTGGCATGTATTCCGTCCTTTAGTAAGAACGTAGCACATAATTTTACGGTTGTCTACTCGCTTTTTTTGCCAGCTCTTCCAGGGTAGTTCCTTGCCTGATTGCCTTACGTTTCAAGGCCGCGCGCTCGCGGTGGCTCATCCCGCCCCAGATGCCGTGGACTTCGTCTCGCTCGTCTGCGCTTAGAAGGCACTGCATGCGAACAGGGCATTCACCCTTGCCGTCCTTACCAAAGCAAATGGCCTTAGCCTTATCGGCGATTGGTTTGTACAGGCTCTTGTCGCGAGGCGGGAACCACATGTCTGGATCATATTTAGCTACCGGCGGCTTAGTGCCAGGAATGGTCTCAGCGCATTTAGCCTGGTCCATCCACGGGTAGTACAGGAATTCAAAATCGTTGTTAGACAAGTAGCTCCAAAAATAGTCGGGCCTACTTCTCTCCTGTGTGCTCCTCTAGACATTCTAGCAAATATTCGCGAATAGTCAAGAAATCGTTTTCATCCATGACCACGTAGTTCACGTCGTTTAAGCTAATCCCCAGCACTGGAGTACGGCTATCTAGTAACGCCTCAGTGGTGATCTTTTCTAGCACTGAGGACTGAAGGGTAAACGATTTCTTGCCGGTCCACTTGTGCTCAATCAGCAGATCTTGAGACCGCACATCGCCTTTACGAAACCAAAAAGCGCCGGAGGCAACATTACGCTGACCTCCGACGGCTTTAGCTAGGCGCTTCTCGTGCTTAAGGGACTGCTTCTGACCTTCTGATTTAGCCAATCTTTAATTCCTTTTTTACAAATAACCAGAAGTCTTCCGGGTCGTGGGCGGGGGCGCTAGGTTGAGTGTACTGTCGGCCGGTAACGCGGTCAACTCTTGGTTTTCCTAGCTGACTTCTGTATAGCGCCATGTAACAGCTCTTGCAAAGACCCTTGGAGTAAAAAGGTTTCTCGCACTGGTTACATAGAGCCTGTGCGTTTCTTTTAGCTCGTTGCATTATGCCAGCTTAAGAGTGCCCATAACGTCAGCGGTTAGCTGCTCTTGCAGGTCCACTTCTTCACGGATCGAGCTAAGCAGTGCGTCAGCACCCTGCCACTGTCGGTCTGAGTAACGGTAGTAAGCACCCGCACGAGTAACTAGCTTATTAATGATAGCTAGGGATACGATCTCCTTGGCGAAGTCGTACTCGCCCTTCTCAATGCCTGTGCCCTCGTCAAAGTAGAAGTCTACGAACGCAGTTTGTCCTGGAGGGGCCGACTTGTTCTTTCGGGTCTGGAACTTGATAGTCTGGCCAACCTTCTTCTTCTCCTGGCCAGTTCCTACCTCAATCCACTCATCGCGCTTTACGTCAATGCGGGTAAAGAAGAAATAGTTTTTAGCTTCTCCGCCTGGAGTGGTGCGAGGATCGCCATACATAACGCCGATCTTCATACGGAATTGGTTAATGATTAGCCCGATGAATGGTCGATCTTCGCCCAGCATGCTACGCTTACCGGCCTTTTCCATCTTGCGGAAGAACTTGCCCATAAGCATAGCTCCTCGACCGACGGTGAACTCGTCCATCTCTTTCTCGTCTTCTGCAGCAGGTACTAGAGCAGGTAGCGAGTCAATAACTACACAGTCTACTTCCTGGGTCTCTACAAACTCTAGGACAGCGCTCAATGCAATTTCCATGACGTTACTGGTAAATACGTGGACACGACTAGCGTCTACCCCACACATCTCCGCGTACTCCGGTACCCACTCTTCTGCAGCAACCCATATGGTTGTAAAGTTAGGGTCACGCTTCTGGTTAGCAGCAATCGTCTTAAGGGCGAGTGCGGTCTTGCCGTTGCTTGCCTCGCCAATGATTTCGTGCCACTGGTTAGTAGGCCAGCCGCCACCTAGAATCATGTCAAGGGATAATGAGCCGGAAGTGAAGCGGGTAGGCGGAGCAACATTAGATGCTAGGACTACGGTGTTTTCTCCGTATTTTTTGTTGAGTGATGCAACGACTTTTTGTAGGGACATTAGCCAATCCGATCGATGATAGTTCCAGGGTTGAAGTTGTTACCGGTGCTGATCTGTTTTGCAGCCTCGGTGTTTCCGTTAGATGGGATGTGCATTCCCGGCATACCCGTACCGGACTGAGTAATTGGGTACCCACAGTCATAGCAACGTGCCTTTGCTTCAGGCATGCCTGGCATCTTGCCGTAGTTGCCGCTGGCGCAGTTAGGGCAGCGGTCGTAAGAAGTTGCACTAGCCGGAAGTCTGCGGCCCTCAGCGGTCGCCTGAGCGATCGGAGGAGGCGTCTGCGACGGGTAGCTTGGTGGAGCTACATAAGGCTGTGAAGCCGGCCTCTGCGCAGGTGCTTGTTGGTTTCCGAGCTTGTCAGCCCACCATGAATTACTCATATACTTCCTTCATCTATCTCAGCGTAAGACCCGTTAATTGTAACTAGCCCTAGCTCTAGTGCACTTGAAAAAGAAGTTACCAGACCGGCAAAGGTAATCTGCCTGTAGAATGCCTGAATTGCTGGTGCCTCGTTTTTAAGCTTGGACTCGGTCATATCTGGTGCGTCTAGCAAGTCGGCTTTCTGCATTTCAAATATGTATCTAGCATTCATATTAGCGTACAAGTTAAGGAACGACAACAACGGCTCGACTTGGTCAGAACGAGCGTCAGACTCTTGCCTTTCCTTTTCGTCACCTTCTGGGCTTACTGGGGTTAGATCAAAGACCTTGGTGTGCTTGTTTGGCTCATCTACGTTCATGTCGTACATGTACCACCTGAAAAGAGTAGTCAGTGGGATCTTATCCATGACGTATTCTGATTCTTGCTCTGATGCGCCTTCGTTATCTGAAGAGCCTTTAGAAAAGGGCCACATTACTTTGCCTCTCCCCATCTGTCCACTACCTTTACATCTGCGATCAATGGTACTTTTAGCACTTGGATGTCCTCCATAGCTTGGCGCAGCGCCTCGGCTGCTTGGTCTGCGGTCTCCGCTGGAGTGGTCAATACCAATTCATCGTGAACCGTAAGAATAATCTTAGTACCCTCTGGGATCATTTTGTGCGCACGGACCATAGCAATCTTAATGATGTCTGCGGCACTGCCCTGGATCTTTGTATTGAACGCCTGACGCTCTGCACCGGCCCTAAATCCATTATCCCTGGACAGGATCTCTGGCAGGTAACGGCGACGGCCTGTAATGGTTTTGATGTGAGGAACAGGCTTACCTTGGCGAGTTGCCCCTAGCACTTTAGCTCGGTACTTAGATATAGAGCTAAACTCCTGTGCAAATCGATCCAGTAGGTCCTTAGCCTCAGTCTTGCTACACCCGATGCTTGCAGCAATCTTGTCTGGCCCTACGCCGTATGCCATAGCTAGTACAAGCACCTTGCCAGCTTTACGGTCTACGCCCATGGTCTCACCGACGGTGGTATAGATGTCCTTGCCGTTTAGGTAGTTGTCCATCATAATCGGGTCTTCCGAGAACGAGGCAATCACGCGAGGCTCAATCTGCGAGTAGTCAGCCACCACTAGCTTGTGCCCCGGAGGCGCGACAAACAGGTTGCGAATAGCTTTGCCGTGAGGGGTGTGCGGGGCTGGCACGTTCTGTAGATTTGGGTTACGACTTGAGAAGCGCCCGGTCTCTGCACCGATCTGAATGAAGTCACCGTGGAGTCTTCCATTAATTAGCATGGTCTCTTTGGTTTCAGTTCTGGTCTTGCCCGCAGTGGTACGCTCAATGTCACCGCCTAGATATGGAATAACGTAGGTAGACAAAAGCTTGTTATAGTCCGCGTACTCTAGCAGCGCGGTTACCAACGGGTCCTTGTCACGATAGGGCTCTAGTGCCTCTGCTGAAACTGAGTAGTCTGAGGAAGACAGGTCAACGTTGTCGCGGTCTTTCTGGTTTCCCTTTGGAGTAAGAACCTTAGCCTTTAGTCCGCGACCGCCATCTTCCTTTGCGCCGTAAAGCAAGGCTTGCTTTTCCTGGTTAGAGTTAATATTAAACTCACGCCCAGCAGCTCTGTAGATGTTGCCCTTGGCCTCTTCTACCTTTGCCTCTAGGTCTTCTTTCAGCTGCTTTAGCGACTCGATGTCAATCGTTGCGCCTGTGAGCTTCATATCGCACAGCACGCCAAGCACATCCATCTCTAGGGACATTACTCGGTCAAGGTCGGCGGCTTGTAGCTTCGGTACTAGTGACTTCCACAGTAGGAATGTGTACTTGGAGTCTAGGTATGCGTACTTGGCAACGGTGTCAAAGTCGTAGACCTCTACCTCTTTACCTACGCCCTTCTCCATCTCGTAACCGAACTCGCGTTTTAGGCAGTCTGCAAGGCCGCACTTGTTCTTGTTGCGGTTGTCTACTACGAACGAAGCAACCATAGTGTCAAAGTAAGGTGCAGTAGGGATGCGACCGCCATAGTACTTAGATATAGAGGTAACGTCAAAGACAAGGTTATGACCGATAGTTAGTATCTGGTCATTAAACATAAGTGGCTCTAGCGCCTTAAAAACTTCAGCTGGGTATAGCTGTTGAGGGGCGGGGCCAAAAACCTTGGTGGCTTTCTTGCTGTCCCGACTGTAGTCACTCGGACGCAGTGGCAAACCTTTTTGTTTACGGATCTCTCCCTGGCCTGTTAGCGGGAATACCTCTTCTATAAAATCACCGTTAGGGTGCCCCATAGGGATAACGTCGCATCGGCCGTGCGTGGCTAGTGTAATCCACAGCACTTCATTCACCGGGGTCATGCCTCGGCGTGGTCCCACGGTTTCTACGTCAAACGCAAATGCGTCTTGAGTGAGGTAGTGGTCCACCATCTCGGATAGTTGTTCGGCAGTAGTAATAATGTTCATTTCGGCATCCTGGCATTGGCGCAAAAGGCGGGGGAGGTTAGTCCCCCGCCAATCGCTAGGTTATCTAGATAAGCGAGTCAGCGATCTCGTCAAGTTCCTCTAGCGAGTGTTCCTTGATGAGTCCGCGAGTGTATACCTCTGAGGCAGAGACTACCGAAGCAGCCTTGTCCTGGCTGATGTTCCAGTCCTCGTCGAGGTCGCGCTCCTTGATAGGAGTTACCGTGTAAGTGGTCTGTGGACCCTTACCTAGGCGCACAATCGCCCAGTAACCCTTGGTAAGCGGGCCCTGTGGTGAGTAGTGAGCTGCGTGCAGGGCCTGGTAAAGGCGTGCACCTGAAATGAGCATCTGACGCTGCATTCCCTCTGGTGAGTTGAGGGTAACAACGGTGAATGCGCGCTTGTTCTCCGGGCGGTCCTGGAGCTTAACGCATAGTGGGCAGTCAGCACCAATGCAGACGTACGAGCGCTTACCGCTGGTCTTCTGCTTTAGGAAGTGCTGCTTGTAGATGGCGAATGGGCCACTCTCGTCCAGGAACTTAAAGACCTGGTGCTTGTTCTCTTCAAAC